TCTTCAGATTGTTCCAACACTTTTTGGTGCTGCTCAATAGCCATATCTATATAACTACTGAATGCTTCCCACTGGCGGTTGTTGCCCACCATCGGCTTGAGTTTGCTGAGTACCTGCTGCTTGTCCACCATTACTACTAAATCCTTGTTCACCCGGAACTGGCACTTGTCCTGTTCCTATTGTTCCACCACCTGCACCTGTTGGGTCTCCTGCATCTGCCCCTGCTGGTGGAGGCATACCACCTTCAGGTTGAGCGGGTGCTTGAAACTGTTTCATCAGTTCTGCTTGAAGTGCTGCTTCGCTCATGTTGTTGGTTACTTTATCGGGGTCAAGGTCCATAGACTTTGCAATTTCACTGATAACATACTGGAACTTAGCAAACGGAGCAAGAGCAGGATTACTTGCAATCTGCAAGAACTGCATCAGTCTCTGGCTACGTACTTCATTAGCCATCAGACTTTCTGTACCACGTGCCTTAACTTCCAAGTCACCTTTAATATCTGCATCAAAGTCAAACTGCATATTAAAACGGAAGAAACCTTCACCAAGAGGCCGTAGCAGGTAATCATCTACGTTCTTGATAACAGTTTTAATATTACCACTTGCTGCGTTCATCAGCATTGAAATACCTGATGCCGTTCTACCTACGCCTGACACACCTGTTTGTCCGTGTGCAAAGCTAGGAAGACCTGTAGACTCATCGGCAAGCTGACGTGCCTTGTCAAATAACTGTAAGTTCTCTGCTGACACATTAGGAAACTTTGTGCCAAAGATAGCCTGACCCGGTGCGCCACCTTGTCTGCGGAACACCTTGCCCGGATACAATGTCAAGTCCTGACCCGGTACTAAGTTAGTCTCATCTACCTCAATCAGCATATTTCCTGATAGCACAGCGTTGTCCACAGCCATACGCATAAAGCCATTCATTAGTGTCTGCGTATCGTCCATGTTTTCAGAAATACCAACACCAAAGAATGAGTAAGGGTTCAACTCAAACGGTGCAGCATGGTAAGGTATCTTAGCTGGCTTAAATGGATTAAGTACCATACGAATAAGTTTGTCATTGCAAATCCACACATTTGCCTGTAACTCATCAAAGTCCTTTAACTCATTTGGAATATCTACTCCTTGTTCTTCAAGCATTTCGGTATCAACCATACCCCAATACTCAAGCACTTCAAAACGGTCAATGCCATGCTCTGGCGCATAGTCTGACAAGTCATCTTCCCAATACTTTTTAGTATAGTTTTCACCATACTGAATAGCTTCGTCAATAACTTGACCACGGAAGTATGGACGCTTCTTTAACTGGCGTAGTTGAGAGCGAGACATCTTGTGACGTTCAATCACAAACTGTGCCTCATCCATGTTGTTTGCGTCTGGGTCTGGATAAAAGTTCCAAACGGATACATGCTCTACTTGTGGTACAGTTTTGAAGAGTGGGTCATAGTTACCCTCGTCATCCCAATTAGGATATTCTTTATCCTTTGCAAACGGCCCTTTCATGATGCCTGTGCCAAACAGTGACATTTCAAATGAACTACTGCGTAGGTTCTTATTAGCACCAGACTCTTCTAATTGGTCGTGTATCTTCTTCTGCATCTTTTTAGCAGCAATCATAGCTGGGCTAAATTCAATAGCAGTAGGAGTTTTACCCGGACCTTCTTTTAGCTTATCCTGTACACCTTCAAGTTTATTTTCTAGCGGCCCAAGTTTTTCCTGTAGCGTCTTAGCTGTCGCACCCGGTGGCAAATCGTTGCCATCACCTCTGAAGCCATAAGGACTAGATAGATTAGTGCTTGCCTGAAGCTGCTCTGGTTCTTTAGGGTCAAAGTGTACATCAGCTACAACGCCTTCAGGGAGTGTTGTAGGCTCAATAGAAAGAGGAAACTTATTATTAGCAAACAGCACATCAACAATTTGACCATATGCAGCAAGCGTTTTAGTCTTGGTAACTTTGATAAATACTCTTGACTTTTCTGCCTCAGTAAATTGTACATCTGGGCCATACAATCCTCTATAATTTCTATATGCTCTTAGCCAACGCTCTTCGTCTTGGTAGCGATAATCTTCCGCACGTTTGTATCGGTCAATTACAAATGGAATAATTTTAGATACGTCAGCATCAAAGGTAACAGAATCATCTGTGTCTTCTAACGCAATAGCATCATCTTCAATCATGATATCATCTTCGTTCATATTCTATTCCTTAGTATCCAAAAGTAGCATCAGCAATAGGCATTCCACCACCGGGTCCACCTCTTGGGTCGTAATCAAATATACTAAAACGTGGTCGTGACATTATACCATATCTTAACGCATCGTACAAGTGGTCTTCTGCTTTCGTGTCCACATCCTCTGGATTCTTCTTATCCAAGGGGATGGACGGTAATTGGGCGACAGTGTTCGTGCAACTATTAAAGAAAACAAGTCTTGGCTCTTCCGTAAATTCATCTACCTGCAAGCGTCTGTGTATCTCGTTCTTACCTGCTACACGGCTACCCTTGCTTCTATCTGATGGTCTCCAACGACACCCTCTTTGTATCATTTGCTCTGCAAGAGAAGGACCAGTATCACCACGCTTATGCCAAAGACTGCTATCTAGTACGCCATACTTTATGTTACCGTCACCAGCTTCTAACTCCAGTATCATATCTGCTAAGTCAGTAGCGAGTACTTTTGAGACATATAGTTCTCTATATACAATAAGTTGCTCTGAAGGCGACACAGCAAACCATACCACCCCGCTATAAGAGCCGTAGCCATAATCGCAAGCCCGAAACTTAACCCAATTGTTAGGAATGTCAAAAGGCTCAATAACGTGAGTATCCCTGTCAAACTCAGTGAACGCTGCACCTTCTTTGATATCCCAATCCCCATCAAGTAATTGCCTACGCTGTTGCTCTGGCATGGAGAGTAGCATGGCTTCATAATCACCTGCTTCTGCAAGGTAAGGATTGTCAGAAAGTCTTGCTGGGATGAAGCGTCTCTTGAATAGAGACTTTCCAGCCTTGCTATGTCCTGCTGGGTATCGGAGTACCTCTCCTGTTTCTGAGTCTGTTGCATCAAATGCTTTTCCGTATGGTGCAGGGTCAATAAACATTTTCTTAACCCAATGATGCCCTCTACCACCGGGGTTTGTTGTAGCCCTCATATAAATGGGCAGGTCAGGGGCAGTGGACCTTAGACGACTTCGCATGTAATTCCATGCATAGGGGCTTGCCCATTGGGTCAGTTCGTCAAAGCCTATCCAGCTAAAAGCTAGACCCTGATAGCGCAGGACATCATCATCCCTATCAAGATAAGACATCCACAGTCTCGCACCAGAAGGGGCAGTCCACTGCATCTTTCTTTCTGACCACTTAATGCCGGGCCAGATTTTTGGGTACAACTCTTGCGACTTGAATATAAGTTCTCGCAGTTCCTCTGTTGTATGTCGTAACAACAACCCACTAAACGCAGGATGCCCCATATACCTTAAAGGGTCTGCAAGCATGGCATAAGATTTACCACCCCCTGCTGAACCACCATATAATACTTCACGTTCACTTGCTGCAAGAAAGTCAGTCTGTGGACCGGGATTAGGTTTAAAAAGTACATTGGCTGTTTCCTCTATGCTTTCAAACTCAGCAGCTTCAGTCTGTACCTCTTGTATTTCAACCGTTGGCTTTTGCGCCTGTTCTTGCTTCTTCAATTTCTTGCGCTTTGGCGATTGCCTTTTCCGCATACTCTGCCCACTTGCGGAGGCTTTTAGCTGTGTTCTTACGCTGTCGCTCATGCTGTAACCGCTTTCTTAATCCTACGTGCGATATATATCTACCGCTATTTGTACTAAGCCAGTTAGCTACCTCACGATAGCTGTATTGATTTACGTGTGTTCTGGCCTTTTCAAGCAAATCCAACTCAGTTGGAATGGGGTCAAGAATGTCGGGGTCTTCTTCATTTCGCTTGTAGCCGAAAGGTACAGTACGTGCAATACGTGGTATCTGTACCCATTCGTTTTCTTCTTTAATGTCTGTTGGCTGTGGTAGCTTCCACTGCCCTGCGCTTCTAGTCATCGTCTTCTACTGTAGCTTTAGCTGGCATAAGCATCACACCACCAGATGCTTCTACTTGCACCTTTTCTGTTTTAATCAAACCTGTACGGTCAAGCAGTTCTTTAGCTGCTGACATCTTATCACGAATACCTAGTTCAGTTGGGTCATACAAAGCGTGAGTCATAGCCATAGCAGCTTTAGGTGCATTACGTGCCATGTACATCTGCGTTGCTTCAAGTATCTCATCCTTGAGACCCTTTACGATTGCAGTTGTAGCAGTAGACTCTGAGTAGCCAGCCAGTTTCTTAGCGGCAACTACGTCACCGCCAGCGTCCTCAAAGAGGACTTCAAGAAACTTCTGTTGTCTTTCATTTAATTCTCTAGCCATTATTTATTTTTCATTTTATTTGTAGATGACATAACCATGCCGCCTTTGTTAAAGCGATAGTCAGTGTGTCCCGTGCGAGACTTACCCGCATAACCACCTTTGTTAAATCCTATTTTAGAGGCCAGACTATCCTTTTTCTTTTCATCATCTTTTTTATCATCGCCACCAAAGAAACCTGTAATTGCTCCTATAGCAGAACTAGCAGCTTTTTTAGCTGTTTCACCTACGCTTGGTCCTACCTCTTTAATAGCAGAATTATTATAGTCTTCTTCTGTAGCTGTTCTTAACCGCTTTCGGGAAGAACCCTCTTTATATGTACCTGCGTATACTACGCCATTTTCAATATAAGCCATTATTTTAATTCTCCGTGATGCATAGCATGTGCTAATTTATGGCTACGTGATTTTACCTGAACTGCCCACCTACTGTCAAGCATTTCTTTTGCTGCGGTACGAAAATCTTCTTCGTGTATAGCAGCCCACATCTTTTTAAACTTACATAGACGTGGCACACCCATATTAAAAGCCATGTCCACAAGTACAAGTTGACGTACAGAGTCTAAGCTGTCTACGCAAGGGTGCGCACGTACCAGTTCTTCTTCAACTATCTGTACGTCATTCTCTAATAGAAAAGCAGCGTCAACTTCTGTAATACCATACTGATACACTGTTTCTATGTTCGGTATATCCATAGTATCTAATTCTTCTTCAGTAATACCACGGTCCTCTAAATTCCTGCCCACGCCAATAGTATCAATGCCAAGTGTATCCTGATAGACCTCTAAGCGTAGACCTTCACTCTGAACAAGCTGTTTAATTAAATGTGTGCGGATATACTTCATCTACTTGCCCTTTGCTTCCCTGCCCAGATAGATGCCATACACACCTGTCATAACACCCATGATAACAGAAACAAATGCAGACTGTTGTGTTGTTGGGTCTTCTAAATTCATAAACCATTCTGCGCAACGCCACGACATAGCTACGGAAGCAATCATGGTTAGCTTGGCTGTAACATTAAATTGCAGCCATCGTTTCCACCAATCAATCATTATTTTTTACCAAAGAATTTTGTAGCCGAACGTACTCCAAAAGAAGCAGCAACGATAACTCCAAGTGAGTACTGATACCATTCAGGCATTGAGTTGAGTTGTGCGAAACCATTTGCAACCACCTCTTCCATTCCGGGTATAAAAGCTAGTATAAGGGGTATGCTAAATAATA